GAGAATCATTACCAAGACACACGCAAACGAATTGACTACGACTTGACAGTAGTTGGAATTGGTGTTGCTAAACACGAGTTTCTTCCCGGAGCAGGCGTTCAGGTTTCATACGTTGACCCTGCTAATATAGTTTACAGCTACACAGAAGACCCATTCTTTACTGATTGTTTTTATTGGGGAGAGATAAAGACCCTTCCTGTAACTGAGTTGATGAAGATTGACCAAACGCTTACTCGTGAGCAGTTGGAAGAAATCTCAATGTACAGTCAAAGTTGGTACAACTATTACAACGTAGCTCGTTTTTATGAGAACAGTTTGTTCTATAGGGATACCTGTACATTACTTTACTTTAACTACAAGAGCACTAAGAAGATGGTGTACAAGAAAAAAATTCTTGAAAATGGTGGAAGTCGTGTAATTGAAAAGGATGACCAATTTAATCCTCCTACTGAAATGATGGAAGAGGGTAAGTTCGAGAAGATGGAGAAGACCATTGATGTATGGTATGATGGTATCATGGTAATGGGAACAAACATTATTCTTAAGTGGGAACTGTCTCAGAACATGGTTCGTCCAAAGTCAGCATCTCAACACGCACTACCAAACTACGTAGCGTGTGCTCCACGTATGTACAAAGGTGTTATTGAATCATTAGTAAGAAGAATGATTCCTTTTGCTGACTTAATTCAGATAACACACCTTAAGCTACAACAAGTCATTGCTCGTACTGTGCCTGATGGTGTATTCATTGATGCCGATGGGCTTAATGAAGTAGACTTAGGAACAGGAAACGCTTACAATCCGGAAGATGCTTTACGTCTTTACTTTCAAACAGGTAGCGTTATTGGTCGTAGTTATACGGGAGACGGTGAGTTTAATAACGCAAGGGTTCCTATTCAGCAGCTTACGTCAAATTCAGGGGCAAGCAAGACCCAAATGCTTATAGCTAACTATAATCATTACATGGACATGATTAGGTCCGTAACGGGGCTTAATGAGGCAAGGGACGGCTCAACGCCTGACCCCAACTCTTTGGTTGGCGTTCAAAAACTTGCAGCACTTAATTCAAATACAGCGACTCGTCATATCCTTGAAGGAGGTCTTTATATATACAGGTCATTAGCTGAGGCTTTGACTTATAGAGTTGCAGACATATTAGAGTATGCTGACTTTAAAGACGACTTTGCAAACAAGATTGGTAAGTACAACGTATCTATACTTAACGACATTAGCGACTTGTACGTGTACGACTTTGGTATATTTATAGAAATCTCTCCTGATGAAGAGCAAAAAGCTCAACTTGAAGCCAACATACAGATGGCTTTGTCTAAGGGAGACATTAATCTTGAGGACGCAATTGACATTCGTGAGATTAAAAACCTTAAGCTTGCCAATCAGCTCCTTAAAATGAAGCGTATTAAGAAGCAGGACAGAGAAGAAAAGATGGCTATGCAGCAACAGGCTATGATTTCTCAGCAACAATTGAAGTCTCAAGAAATGGCAGGTCAGGTTGCTATGCAAAAAATACAGGCAGAGACTCAAGCCAAGATGCAAATCAGACAAGCTGAAGCAGCATTTGAGATTGAGAAGATGAGGAACGAGGCTGAGTTCAAAAGAATGTTGATGGGCGAAGAGTTTAGTTACAATATGCAGCTTGCAGGAATAGAGCAGTCTGCTCTTAATGCAAGAGATGATGTAAAGGAAAAATCAAAGTCTAAGCGTATTAGTCAACAAAATAGTGAGCAGTCTAAATTAATAAATCAAAGAAAGAATAATTTACCTCCATTAAGTTTTGAATCTAACGAGGACAGCTTAGATGGTTTTGATATGGCTGAATTTGAGCCACGATAAAAATTAATTATTTTTTATATAAATTTGTAACAATTAAATTTAATTAAATGGAAATGAAAGTAAGAGCGATTGAAACAATCGAACCAAAAAGTGTTCAAGAAGTAGAAAAAGAATTACTTCAAAAGCATCAAGAAGAAATTAGTAATGTACAGGAAGAAGTACAAGAAGTTGTACAACCCGTGGAAGAAGATTTAAGTGAGGAGAAAGTTCTTTCATATATTGGTAAAAGATATAATAAGCAAATTAACTCATTTGATGAGCTAATGGCTGAACGTCAGGAGAACGAAGCTCTTCCTGAAGACGTAGCCGCTTATATGAAATATAAAAGGGAGACAGGACGTGGATTTGAAGACTTCATCAAGTTGAAGAAGGACTTTGAAACTATGAACCCTGATAATCTTCTTAAAGAATATCTTGCTATTACTCAAATAGGTCTTGACGAAGAAGACATTGATTCATTAATGGACGACTATAGGTTTGATGAGGACCTTGATGACGAGTCAAGAATCAAGAAGGTTAAAATAGCAAAAAAGAAAGTTATTGCTGAAGCCAAAAAGTTCTTTACCGAACAGAAGGAGAAATACAAACTACCTCTTGAGTCAAGTGGGTTAGGAGTTTCTCAAGAAGAGAAGGAAGAATTTGAGTCTTATAAGCAATACACTAAACAGGCGAAGACCATGCAGGAGGAAAATGACCGAAAGCGTAAGTGGTTTGACCAAAAGTCCGAAGAGGTCTTTAGTAAAGACTTTAAAGGTTTTGAGTTCAACATTAACGATAAGAAAATCTCATTTACTCCCGGTGATGCTGCTGAACTTAAAAGAGCACAATCTAATCCGATGAACTTTATCAATAAGTTTTTGGATGATAGTGGTCTAATAAAGGACGCAACAGGATACCATAAGTCTTTGTCAATCGCAATGAATCCTGAAAAGTTTGCTAAATTCTTTTATGAACAAGGTTTATCAGATGCAACAGAGGATGTAATGCGTAAGACAAAAAACATAAATATGTCTGAGCGTAGAGCACCCGAATCTGTTAGTAAAGGAGGAATGCAAGTAAAATCGGTAAACCAAGACTCAGGACGAGGCTTGCAAATCCGTAGTATTAAGAAAGTTTAACAATTTAAAAAACAAAAAAAATGGCAGTTTTATCGACACCGGGATTTCAGCTTCAGCCAAGTGCGGAGCAGGTCCCTTTATCCACTAACTATATTACCAACTTCGACTTCTTGAATCAGTATCTTCCTGATACTTATGAGAAAGAATTTGAGCGTTATGGTAATCGTACTATAGCATCTTTCCTTCGTATGGTAGGTGCTGAAATGCCTTCTAACTCTGACATGGTTAAATGGGCAGAGCAAGGTCGTCTTCATACAAAATACACAAACTGTGATTCTTCGGCTGCTGCTGCTGCTGATTCAGCTACAATCACTGTTTCTGATGCAGGCGTTACCGCTATTGCAATTCGTGCAGGTCAGACTGTTTTCATTTCTGATAACGCAACAGGATTGTCAAATAAAGGTATTGTAACTGCTGTAAGTACTTCTGCAGGCACATTTGATGTTGCTTACTACGAAGCAGGAGGTCAAACTTATTCAGGTACAGACGTATTATCAGTTTGGGTATATGGTTCTGAATTTAGAAAAGGAACCGTAGGAATGGTTGGGTCTCTTGAGGCTGAAGATGAATTCTTCTCTAACTCACCAATCATCATCAAGGACAAGTACGCTGTAAGCGGTTCTGATATGGCTCAAATTGGATGGGTAGAAATTACAACTGAGAATGGTGCTACAGGATACCTTTGGTATCTAAAGAGTGAGCACGAGACTCGTCTTCGTTTTGAAGACTATCTTGAGACTGCAATGATTGAAGCCGTTCCTGCTGAGTCAGGTTCAGGTGCTGCTAACTCAGGTCTTAACCCAATCTACGGTAACAAAGGTTCAGAAGGTATCTTCTACACCGTTAATGACCGTGGTAACGTTTGGGGTGGTGGAAATCCAACTACATTGCAAGATTTTGATGCAATCATTTCTCGTCTTGACAAGCAAGGTTCTATCGAAGAGAACGTAATCTTTGTTAATCGTGCTTTCAGTTTTGATATTGATGATATGCTTGCTTCTCAAAATAGCTATGGTGCAGGTGGTACATCTTATGGATTGTTCCAAAATGACAAAGAGATGGCTCTTAACCTTGGATTCACAGGATTCCGTAGAGGTTATGACTTCTATAAGTCTGATTGGAAATATCTAAATGACCCAACTATGCGTGGTGGTCTACCTACAGGTGGAAGTGCTTCAGGTACTGTAACAGGTCTTTTGGTTCCTGCAGGCTCTACAAGCGTGTATGACCAAATCCTTGGCAAGAATGCTAAACGTCCTTTCTTACACGTTCGTTACAGAGCGTCTGAGACTGAAGACAGAAGGTATAAGACTTGGATTACAGGTTCTGCCGGAGGTGCTCAAACAAGCGACCTTGATGCAATGGAGGTTAACTTCCTTTCCGAGCGTTGCGTGTGTACCCTTGGTGCAAACAACTTCGTATTGTTCCGTTATGGTGCATAATCCGAAGCTATAATAAAAGGGGAGTGTCTACAAAGACACTCTCCTTATTTTAAATTAAATTAAATTATATTAAATGAAAAAGAATTTTACATCAACAGATAAGATATACAAACTTAAAGGAGAATCAGCACCATTGTCTTACACGCTGTCATCAAGAAATAATAAAAGATACCCTCTTCTGTGGTTTGATGAGGAGAACAATGTTAATAGACCTCTAAGATATGCTATAAATCAAAAGACCCCATTTGAGGACGAGCAAGATGGTAATTTCATATTAGAGCCTATTATATTTGAAAATGGATTCCTTAGAGTCCCAAAAACAAACCCTGTTCTACAGCAGTTCCTTTACTATCATCCTCAAAACGGAAGAGCATTTGTTGAGGTTGACTATGAAAAGGATGCAGCAAAAGAAGTAGAAAGTTTAAGTGCTGAAGTGGATGCATTGGTTGAAGCTCGTCAACTTAGCATAGAGCAACTTGAGAGTATATCAAGAGTTCTATTCAGTAAGGACCCATCAAGGTCTACTACTGCTGAGTTAAAGAGAGACGTTCTTCTTTATGCTAAGAAGGACCCTAAAGGATTTCTTAATATATTAGGAGACCCAATGCTTAGTGTTCAGTCAAATGTTCACGTCTTTTTTGAACACAAGTTATTGTCGTTCAGGAATGGGCGTAAAGAGGTTTGGTTTAATACCACATCGAACAAGAAAAAGATGCTTACTGTTCCTTTTGGGGAAGACCCATATTTTTCAGTAGCCAACTATTTAAGGACTGACGAAGGTATTGACGCTTTGAAAATGCTTGAAAATAGTATTTCTTAGGTTAGATTTTAGTTTGGTTTTAAGTTCCGGGGGGTATTTCTGTACCCTCCTTTTTTTTATTTATCTTTGTAAAAAGTGTACAGATGATTAACTCAGTTAGAAATACCGTCTTATCTGTTCTGAACAAAAATAACTA